ACTGTTTCACCTCGCGAGGCTTGTACTCTAGGCGGCCCGCGCCCATGCAATGCCAGCAGCGACCGTTGTCGCGATGCATGAAACCCTCACGGACACCGGTTCCATTGCAGTATCCGCAGCGCTTAGTGGTCATCTGTCTCTCTCCGTCTCTGATGCTTCTTTGTAGCAAGGTGTTACAGACCTGTCAAGCGGCTCCTCAACTTTTTTCGAGGCTTCTATGAACGATCTTGTTCGCAAGGACACCATTCGCGCTTCGGCCGGAGATGACCAGCTCGAATACGTCATGAGCGACGACAGCATCGATCGCTTCGGCGAGGTTATCGATCAGACCGGCTGGACCTTGTCGCAATTCAAGCGCAACCCGGTCGCGCTGTTCGGTCATGATGCGACGCAGCCGATCGGATCATGGACAAACGTGCGCGTCGAAGGCAATCAGTTGCGCGGGCATCTCAATCTCTTGGAGCGCGGTCTGTCGCAACGTGTCGACGAATTGCATGCGCTCATTGATGCAGGCATTCTACGCGCCGTCAGTGTCGGCTTCCGACCGATCAAGCAGGAGCCGATGAACTCCGAGGAGCCATGGGGCCCATCACGCTATCTCAAGTCGGAACTGGTCGAATGCTCGATTGTCTCGATCCCGGCCAATCCGAACGCCTTGGCCGTCGCCAAGTCTTTGAACATTTCGAGCGACACTCGATCGCTGATATTCGGCGAGCCTGCCGAGATCGTGCGTCGCGACGGAAAACCCGGCGAGCCTGCCGTACCTGTCATTCGAGCAAAGGGAAAAGCGATGACACTCGCCGAGAAAATTGCCGCTGCTGAAGCCAGCGTGAATAGTTTGACAGATCAACTCGCATCGCATGTCCTGAAAGACGGCGACGACGAGGTTCTGACGAGAGAAACAGAAGAGCTGAGCGACCGCCTGGAAGCCTCCAAGCGCTCTCTCGCAGCTCTCAAGAAGGCCGAAACGCAGATGGCCTCATCGTCCGTCGCCGTGCGCCACACGCCGACGCCGACTGCGCAGCCGAGCGGCGTGCCTGTCTCCGGGAGGGTCTATGCCGGCATCGATACCAAGATGGTCAAGCGAGCCGGCGATCATGTCTTTCGCGCTCTGACGTGCCAACTCCTGTCGCACATCTCGAAGGAGACGCACTACGTCAACCCGACCGAGATGATGGTGCGCCATTACGGCGAGGATCGCGCGACGAAAGAGGTGATGGACGTCATCACGCGTGCGGCTTCGGCTCCGGCGACGACGACGACGAGCGGCTGGGCCTCACAGCTCGTCGCGACGGCGATCGTCGACTTCATCGATCAGTTGCAGCCGCTCTCGGTCTATCCGAGCCTCGCGGCGAAAGGGCCGCGCTTTTCGTTCGGCCGCTCCGGTGTCATCTCGATCCCGGCGCGCGCAGCGACCCCGACCGTCGGCGGAGGGTTCATCGCGGAAGGTGCTCCGATCCCCGTCAAGCAGGGAGCGTTCAGCGCAGCGACGATCACGCCGCGGAAACTCGGCGTCATCACGACGTTTACGAGGGAGATTGGCCTCTATTCGACTCCGGATATCGAAAGTCTGTTGCGTTCGATGATCCTCGACGATACGGCGACGGCGATCGATAGCGTGTTGCTCAGCGCGAGCGCCGGCACGACGACTGCACCTCCCGGTCTGCGCAATGGCGTCTCGGGCCAGACCCCAACCTCGGGCGGCGGCTTCAACGCACTCGTTGGCGACGTGAAAAACCTTGTCGGCGTGCTCGTCGCAGCCAATTCGCTGCGTGCGCCGGTGTGGATCATGAACCCTGCGGAAGCTCTATCGATCAGTCTGACGCAGAATGCCGGTGGTGACTTCCCGTTCAAGGCCGAGATCAACGGTGGTGCCTTCATGGGCTTCCCCGTGATCCTGTCGACGACGCAGACGGCAAAGACGGTGATCCTGCTCGATGCTGCCGATTTCTTTAGTGCGACGAGCGATAGCCCGGTCTTTGCAGTCTCGGATACGGCGACGTTGCATATGGAAGATACGACCCCGTTGGCAATCGGCACGGTCGGCTCGCCGAATACCGTCGCCGCACCAACCCGCTCGCTCTTCCAGACCGACACGCTGGCAATACGTATGACCATGGATGCGAATTGGGCCATGCGCCGCACCGGCGTGATTGCCTGGGTCGCAGCGGTCACTTGGTAAGAGGAGACAGCAATGGCACGTCAGAAATCAAGCTACAGCGCGCAGTACACGACGCGCGACACCACCGGCCGCTCAACCGTCATGACGCCGGAAGAGCAGCTAGAAGAAGGCAAGCGCCGGCAGGCCGAAGCCGTCGCCAAGCAGGAGGCGGTCGACGCCGCCTCGAAGCCGACGCCGTCTTCGGAGGAGCTTGACAAGATCAAGCTCGGCATTCCTGTCGAGCTGGAGCCGTCCGGCCTTCCGGTTGATACCAGTATTCATCCGGTCGACGCTTGGCGTGAGGCCGCGATCGGAGCCGAGCCGGGCGGAACGTACCGCACGCGCGATAGCTCATCAGAATGAGCCTGCTGGCCCGCATCATGGCGCCCTTCAAGTCTCGGTCGGACTTGGAGGGCCTGTATCGCCCTGGCCCTTATTTCACGATGGCCGGCATGCTCCCGGCCGACGCCGCGTGGAATTACTGGCAGATGGGCATCGATCCCGTGCCGTACGGAACCGGCTCGGCGATCGTCGAGGCATGCGTATCGTCCTATGCACAGACGATCGCGATGTGCCCAGGCGATCATTGGCGGACGCAGGCGAATGGTGGGCGCGAGCGCGTGACGACATCGGCGCTCGTGCGCATCCTGCGCAAGCCGAACGACTATCAATCGATATCCGATTTCCTCATGAACGCAGTGCGGCAGCTCTACCTTACGGGCAACGCCTACGCATTAGCTCTTCGGAATGACCGTTCGGAGATCGCCGAGCTTCATCTGATGACGTCCGGCGAATGCTCGGCGAAAATTGCGGCCGACGGCTCGATTTTCTATGGTCTCGCCGGCAACCCCATCATCGACGCGCGCGTTTCGCCGAACGGCCTCACCGTGCCGTCGCGCGACGTGCTGCATCTGCGCCTGCAAACGCCACGCCATCCTCTCGTCGGCGAAAGCCCCATCCTCTCAGCCGCGCTCGACGCCGGTCTCGGCGCTGCGATGCGCGCGCAGCAGATGCGCCTCGCTGCAAACTCAGGCCGGCCGAGCGCCGTGCTGTCGACCGACGCTCCTCTCTCGAAGGAGCAAGCCGACATGCTGCGCGCAGCTTGGGACAATCAGGCGCGCGGCCTGAATGCCGGCGGCGTGCCGATCCTGACCAACGGTCTCAAGGTTCAGCCTTGGTCGACGTCGAGCGTCGATGCACAGCTCGTCGAAACCATGAAGATGTCAGACGAGGCGATCGCGGCGGCTTTTCGCGTGCCGCTTGCTATTCTCGGACAGGGAGGCGGCACGGCCTATGCCTCGACGGAACTTCTCATGCGACAGTGGATCGCGAGCGGCCTCGGCTTCGCGCTCAATCACATCGAAGAGAGCGTCGGCAATCTCTTCGGCTTGAAAGGCCAGCCGGATGAATATCTGGAGTTCGGCACCGATGCACTCCTGCGCTCGGCTTTCAAGGATCGCATCGACGGTCTCGCCCGCGCCGTGCAGGGCGGCATTCTCGCTCCGAACGAAGCGCGCAATCTCGAAGGCTACAGGAGCGTCGAGTTCGGCGACGAGCCGCGCGTTCAGCAGCAGGTCGTGCCGCTCTCCGCAGCCGGCTCGATCCCGGCCGCACCAGGACCTGAAGCGCCGCCTCCGGCAGCGGCGCAGGATGTTCAGAACGAGGAACCGGCCGACGACGGCGAAGATGCCGCCAAGGATTTCCTCACGGCCTATGCCGAGATGAGTGTCGAGCATGACAGACAAGCCGCTTGATCCTCTTGCACGGGCGCTTGCCGCTCAGGTCGTCACGATCGAGCGCGAGCTGTCTCGCAAGGTCGACAGTCTGCGCGACAAGCTGATCGGCGATCTCGCTATCATGCTTGCCGAGGCGCGCGTCTCGCTCGCCGAAAGCAAAGCCGAGTTCTCCGAGACGATGGCTACCGTAGCTGTGGCCGCATCAGAGCTACGGGACGGCGCTCCAGGCGCAACCGGCCCCACGGGACCGCCTGGAGTTGCCGGAGACGAAGGGGAGCCTGGCGAGAGAGGCCCTCCAGGCCCTCCAGGAGAGCCAGGAACGGCCGGAGCGCCTGGAGAAGCGGGTCCGCAAGGTCTACAAGGAGAAGCCGGCCCAGCCGGCCCCGCAGGGCGCTCCTGGGCCCATTGTGGCCTGTACGATCCCGAAGCTTCCTACGGCTGGGGCGAGGTCGTCAGCCTCGACGGTGGCTCTTTCGTCTCGATGGCCGAGCATGCTGGACCGTGTCCAGGCCCTGACTGGCGCGCCGTCGCCTTGCGCGGCCCTCGAGGTGGCCGAGGCGAGACGGGCGCGCGCGGCCCTGCCGGCCTTCCAGGGCGTGACGGCGCTTCGATCTCAGGTCTGTCGCTTGACGGCTCGACGGTCTCGTTGACGATGTCAGACGGGACTGTCTTCGCTGCCGATCTCGAACCACTCTTGCAAAGGACGCTCGCATGAGCATTGCGAACGCAACCGAGAGCGCGATCATGGCGCTCGTCTATCAAGCCGTTGCCTGGGCTTCTTATGCCGACAATGCTGCGATCTCGCCGGAGACTTCGATCGCCGTCGCGCTGCATACTGCCG